TGAGCACCGGCGACCCTGCTGCAAACGACGTGAAAACCGGCGGCATCAAGATGCGCGGCGCTGGCGCAGCAACCAAAGGCACAATGTGCCGCGGCCCAATGGCGTAAGACATGACGTACGACGAACTCGTTACCGCGGTTCAGGACTATTGTGAGAACTCGTTTCCCACAACGGATATGAACACGTTCATCCGGCAGGCGGAGCAGCGCATCTACAACACGGTGCAGTTGGCCAGCTTGCGCAAGAACATGACGGGCACGTTGTCGGCCAACAACAAGTACTTGGCGGCCCCGGGGGATTTCCTTTCGACCTACTCGCTGGCCGTCATTGACGCCAACGGGGACTACCAGTACCTGCTGAACAAGGATGTCAACTTCATCCGCGAGGCGTATCCCAGCGCATCCGCTACGGGGTTGCCCAAGCACTACGCCATTTTCGGCCCGGTTTCGACGGACTCCACAGAGCTGTCGTTCATCTTGGGCCCAACCCCAAGCACCAACTACGGCGTTGAGCTGCACTTCTACTACTACCCAGAGTCGATCGTGACTGCGGGTACGACGTGGCTGGGCGACAACTTCGACTCCGCCCTGCTGAACGGCACGATGGTTGAGGCCATTCGCTACATGAAGGGCGAGGCCGATATGGTCAAGCTGTACCAAGATATGTACCTCCAAGCGATCGCGCTGCTCAAGAACTTGGGTGATGGCAAGCAACGGATGGATGCGTACCGTGATGGCCAAGTCAGGATTCCCGTCTCATGAGCAGTATTGTCCAGACTCAAACTACCAGCTTCAAACAGGAGCTGTACGAGGCCATCCACAACTTCACCACGGACACGTTTAAGATTGCCCTGTACACGGCAAACGCGGACCTCAACGCCGCTACGACTGCATACAGCGCAACCAACGAGGTGACTGGGTCCGGCTACACCGCCGGGGGCATAGCGCTTACGGGGGTGACAATCGGTTCGGATGGGTACACGGCGTTTGTAAATTTTGCCAACGCCGCCTTCGGCGCGGCAGTTACTGCTCGATGCGCCTTGATTTACAATTCCAGCAAAGCCAACCGCTCTGTCGCGGTTCTGGATTTCGGGTCAGACAAAACGTCAACCGCTTTTGTCGTTACGATGCCCGCCAACACAGCCACCACAGCGCTTATCCGCGCAACCAACTGAAGGAACTCTTATGTTCAACGATACCGCGCATTCCGGCGACGCTGCAGCAGCAGGGTTGGTTGCAAAGACGGGCTTTTCTACGGCTGCCCAAGGCGGCGGCGTTTACCACGTTCAGTGCCTCGACAAGGATGGCAACCTGAAGTGGGAAGACAGCATGCACAACCTCGTGGTGAACGAGGGGCTGCAGGACATGAACACCCAGTACTTCAAGGGCTCCACCTACACGGCGGCGTTCTACTTGGGGTTGGTGACTGGCCCCGGCTCCGGCACTTCTTACGCTGCGGCCGACACGCTGGCGTCACACGCGGGCTGGACCGAATACACGGACTACTCCGGCGCCCGCAAGGCCGTGGTGTTTGGCACTGCCACAACAGCGGACCCATCGGTTATTAGCAACAGCTCGTCGCCGGCGTCGTTCACCATTTCTGGTGCGGGTGGCGTGGTTGCTGGTGCGTTTTTGTGCACAGTGGCCAGCGGCACGTCGGGCGTGCTGTTTTCCGAGGCAGACTTCCAGTCCCCCGGCGACCGCACGGTTGTGGCTGGCGACACGCTGAACGTCACATACACTTTCAGCCTCGACGCCGCCTGATAGGAACCCCCAATGCTCGGGTTCGCACCACTCGCTGCGGCCCCGCTAGGGGCGACTGGCGAAGCCGGGCTATCCTACGACGTTTCAGTCGCTGAGTCATCCGCTGTCGCAGACGCGCTCGCCGCGCGGGCAATTTTCGCTGCTTCCATGGCGGATGCGGCGGACGCAGCAGACGCAACTCAAGTAGTGGCGTCAAACTTTAGCGCCACCAGCCCCGGCGCCGCAGCAGCCTCATCCGTTGAGCTGGCGAGCGCTGTTTTCCCAGTCTCCTACGCGGACGCTATTGCGGGGTCCGACACCGTTGTGGCCCGCGCCGTTTGGCTCGCTGCGGTCGCTGACGAGGTGGATGCCGGCGACACCCTCACCACCGCTGCGGTTTTCGCAGTGAGCACGCCAGAATTCGCGGCAGCTACTGACTTTTTTGTCGGCGGGCTGGAGTACTCGGTGTTTGTGGCGGAGTCCGCGGAAGCGGTGGATGCGATGCTGGCCGCAGCGACTTTTGAGGCATCTGTGGACGATACCGCTGCGAGCGCGGACGACGTTCTTGCGAGCGCCGCCTTTGCGGCTGAGGTTGCGGAGGAATCTGCGGGCACTATGGCAACGCTTGTTGCGCCGTCGGTGTTTGGCGCGGTGGTCGATGAAACCGCGTACGCCGTTGATGTATTCTTGGCAGCTGCGGTGTTTTTCGCTACCATCACCGATAGCGCAACCGCGTCGGGCCAGTTTGTTGGGCAGTACCTCTGGACAATCATTGACGACACGCAGACGCCGGGTTGGGGGGTTATTGACGATACCCAAACGCCGGTGTGGAGCATTGTTGCCAATACGCAGGCGCCGGGCTGGGGCGCGGTTAACAACACGCAAACGCCGGGCTGGTCCGGGGTTGACGACAGCCAAGATGGCGAGTGGCACGAAGTGCTAACACAGTAACACGGGGCACAAATGGCCAACATTGTTTTAAAAGACCGGGTAAAAGTTTCTTCTGGCGTAACGGGCACTGGGACGGTTACTCTCGGCGCCGCTGCCGTTGGGTATCAGGACTTTAGCGCCGTGGGCGACGGGAACAGCACGTACTACACCATCGCCTTGCAATCTGGCAACGAGTGGGAGGTAGGCACTGGCACGGTTACAGAGGTAGCCGGCGTTTGGTACCTGACGCGCGAGACGGTGTTCGAGTCAAGCAACGCCGGCAGCTTGGTGGATTTTTCCGCTGGTACAAAGGACGTGTTTGTCACCTACCCCGCCGAACGCGCGATCTACGAAGAGCCAAACGGGCAGACGCTGATCGACGGCGGCCCAATCACCATTCTTGGCCAAGACGTGACGGTGAACCCGACGCTTGAAGCCGAGCTGGGCAAGTTTGTGGGTAACGTCAATTCGTTCGGTCAGGTGTACACCCTGAACCAGAGCGACGGCGACTCCGCGTCTGCAGACTTTGTTGTGTACAACGACTTGCCGACGGACGGCAGCACGTTCTTTACCGACATGGGCATCAACAGCTCGAACTACACGTCCGCTGCCTACCCCATTTTTACCCCCAACTCTGGCTACCTTATCTCGTATGGCGACGGGGGCAGCACGCCTGCCGAGCTGTTTGTTGGCTCCGGGGACGGTGATGTAATTCTGTTTGCTGGGGGGTTTGAGGTCGCCAACGAAGCGGTGCGCATCAGTAGGGTAGACCAAAGCGTCGAGCTGCAGAGCAACTTAATCGTTGACGGCACCGCCACAATTGCTGGCGCTGCTGAATTCCAATCCACCGTCTTGCTTTCGGCCGACCCAACTCTTGCTTTGCAAGCCGCCACCAAGCAATATGTTGATGGCGTTGCATCCAACGGTTTTCACGTTCACACACCGGTTTTAGTGGCAACCACGGGGAACCTGACTGCGACATACAGCAACGGCGCGTCCGGCGTTGGCGCAACATTGACCAACTCAGGCACGCAGGTGGCCTTGTCTATTGACGGCGTGGCGCTTTCCACAAGCGACCGCGTATTGGTTTGGCAGCAAACAACAGGCACGCAGAATGGCGTGTATGTCGTTACAACTGTTGGTGACGGCTCCACGAATTGGGTTCTGACTCGATCCGCGGACACAGACACATCTTCCGAGGGCGACCCGAACTCTCTGGGTGGCGGCGACTACTTCTTTGTGAGCAGCGGGGCCACGCTGGGGTTCTTCTCGTTTGTGTGCAGCAACACGGATGCGATCGTGTTCGGCACGACCGACATCACGTTTACGGAGTTCAGTCAGGTTCCAAGCTACAACGTAGTTGCGCCGCTGGATTTGACCGGCAACACCTTGTCGTTGGCCGGTACGGTTGCGGCCACAAACGGCGGCACGGGCACAAGCACAGTCACAACAGGCGACCTGCTGTATGGCTCCGGCACCAACACATGGGGCAAGCTGGCTGTAGGTTCGGCCTACAAGTCACTGGTCGTAAATGCGGCGGGTACGCAGGTGGAATGGAACGCGGTTCCGCTCAACCAGTCTGGCGCGGTGTCTGGGGCCTTGGCAGCCGGCAACGGCGGAACCGGATTGACTACCTACACGCTGGGCGACCTGATTTACTCGTCGGCTACCAACACGCTGTCCAAGCTGGCGGGTAACACCACAACTACCAAGACGTTTTTGGTGCAGACCGGCGCTGGCGGCGGGGTTTCCGCTGCTCCCACATGGGGCACCGTTGCGGCGGCCGACGTTTCCGGGCTGGCGGCATCGGCAACAACGGACACCACAAATGCATCAAACATCACCTCGGGAACACTTCCGATTGCGCGGCTTAGTGGCTCATACACAGGAATTACTGGCGTTGGCATTCTTGCTGCTGGTACTTGGAATGGCAGTACTATTGCTGCTGCTTACGGTGGCACTGGCCAGTCTTCCTATGTTGTGGGTGACTTGCTATACGCGGATACGACAACGACTTTGGCAAAACTGGCGGACATAGTCGCGGGCAACGCTCTGCTGTCTGGAGGCGTGGGCACCGCTCCGGCTTGGGGCAAGATCGGGCTGGCAACGCATATCAGCGGCACTCTGGCAATTGCCAACGGCGGTACTGGAGCGACTGACGCGGCAACAGCGCGCGCAAACTTGGGTGCTGGTACAGGCA